TAGCACAGAACGCCAATTCTGTGCTATTTTTTATACTCATACATAAGACTCATAAGACACAGACCACATCAAAAAGTGGCACAATGTCTTATGAGTCTCAATGTTTTTGCTGTAGACTTCTAGGGCGGTATGAGGGAGGGAGGATTCATAAGAAATACAAAGATAGATTGTAATACCTATAAACACTCCCAGACCCTTCTATATGCCCCCACAGCACGCTTATAATATCACACAGCACTGATAGACGCAATACTCCCAAATCAGAGTATTGTGAGAGTTTTATAACATCAATTCACAAAACTCAAAATAACTTGTATAAATAAAACGACTATTTGATTCACAGAGCAGCACTTGAACTTATCCTACGGGGTCATAAGGTAACAAACTGACAGAAGAAAACAGTCAAAACACAACTGAAAACGCTTATATAATAAGGCGAACAGGGTTTAACATAAGATTTCCCGATGTGCCGAATGCCCGATGAAGAATATCAAACTCATTCGTGATTAGATGCTTTTCGTAGCATTTCTGAATTAGCATTAACTCATACAATCTAATTCGAAATTCATTCGTGATTAGATAAGTTTCGTATGCGAATTCATAATATCATATCACACCTGAATAAGAATGTCAATTCATTCGTGATTAGATAAGTTTCGTATAGATTCTTCTCTAATAGAACTTTATAGAATGCAATTTGAAATTCATTCGTGATTAGATAAGTTTCGTTCAGATCTTTATAGACCGACTGAAAAAGTTGTTGACAGTTATAAATCATTCGTGTATAATAGTATTAGTTTACTCCTTGATAAATTCTTTATATGAAGGGGTAGTTTTATAGTGCAAATCTTCGTGATGCGTGTTGTTGACAGGTCAGAACATCAGTGTTAGAATAGTATCAGTTCGTTCTAATCCCTCTACGTACTACTATGAACTCTTATCTATCGGCACAAAAGCAGCGTTATCGTATCACGTTAGAATTAGAAGTGATGAGCGATTTTAATCCTCATCAGTTAGATTGGAATAAACTCTTTCAACTTGAACCTAGTGAAAAGGTTGAGAGTTATGTAGAAGATCTCTCTGTCTCTTGGTAATTATTATTACATAGCACCATTAAAATCGTATAACACACGTAAGTAGGGCAGATTGTTTATACCTTTCGTGTGTTTTATAGTATTATAGTGTTCGTTGATATAAAGAACTGTGCGATCTTTGATCTATTACAATACAATAGCACAGTTCTTTATATCATTCGTGGGCGCTTTCGTATATTTTATAGTGTTTGTTGTCTATAAAGTAGCACAATCACTGGGAGTTTATAACATTTTGCACGAATAAAATACTTATTCGTCATCAGTTCTTTATTCGTTATAGCAGTTATTTGTTTTTATTGTTAATTGTTTATAGCGGGCGTTGCCCCCGTTTATAAAAATCGATAAGTCCCTAACCTACAGAGGTGACAAATCGAGAGCTAATTATCAATCTCATAAAATTTTTCCGGAAGTATGAAAGGATTGAAAACCCCCCGCCGAGGCAATAAAAGTCGCCCATATTGGAATTTCTGGAAGGTAGTTTTTGCGGGATGGTTGATACGCTATCCAGGGAAAATGCTGAGAATTTTTGGCGTCCCGCTAGGATTTCTGATAGTATTGATATATAATGCGATGACGAAATAAAAAAATTTTCGGAAAAATTTTATGGATAAATTAGAAAAAATATATCACATTTATGCAAAGGGTCAGTGCATTTATCACAGTTTATCAGAGGAAAAATTTTCTGAGACCTGGGAGATGTTACACAGAATGGTTGATTTGTTAGGTGCAAATATTTCATTAAAAGATTTAGAATATGAGGAAGTCTTTACAAATAAAGCAGTAGTATTAAACTCTTCATATTAACGATATTTGACAAAGACTAAATAGGACGATAAAATTGATATGAAGGTTAATTTAACTTTATGAATTTATTGGAAAAGTTTCACGATAAATTGCCAGAGATTCTTGACGAAAATTCTTGTTGGGAATGGAAGGGGGCAATTGATGCTTATGGATATGGTATTTTATCTAATGAGAATAAATCGTTAAAAGCACATAGAGCATCTTATGAAATTTATTATGCGGAACCCTTGAATAAACTTCACTGCTTACATAAGTGCGATAACCGCAAATGTGTAAATCCACTACATTTATTCGCAGGAACAAATCTCGATAATGTAAGGGATAAAGTTAAAAAAGGAAGATGCTACACAGGAAATCAAAAAGGAGAAAATAATGGAGCATCAAAATTGTCAGATGCTCAAGTGTCAAAAATTAGAAAGTTGTATAACTCTGGAAAATATACAACTCTTAAACTAGGAGAAATGTATAATGTTCATCGTTCTACAATTTCTTATATTATAAACAACAAAACTTATAAGCATTTATTGGAGGATTAATCCGTGGCGCGTGGATTCACTGTAAAAGCAAAGGCACCATTAAGTTCCCAATCAACTCAAGAATGGGATTATGAAGCAATTAAAGAACGAATGAAAGGCAAGTCAATTGTCTTTTGTTTACCTGGGAGAGGTTGTTCATTTATTTTTCTCAAAGCATTCGTACAACTTTGTTTTGATCTCGTACAGAATGGAATGAGTATTCAGATTTCTCAAGACTACTCCTCAATGGTCAATTTCGCCCGTTGTAAGTGTTTGGGAGCAAATGTTCTTCGTGGTCCAAAACAACTTCCTTGGGATGGAAAACTACAATATGATTATCAACTATGGATTGATAGTGATATTGTTTTTGACTCTAACAAATTCTGGCAACTCTGTGATGTTGCTCTCCCAGAGGAAGGAGAAGAGCGTGAGATTGTCGCAGGTTGGTATGCAACTGAGGATGGTCACACAACTTCTGTCGCGCACTGGTTGGAAGAAGATGACTTCCGTAAAAATGGTGGAGTGATGAATCACGAAACCGTTGAGTCAATCTCCAAGCGCCGCAAACCATTTACAGTTGATTATACAGGATTTGGATGGGTTCTGATTAAGAAAGGAGTTTTTGAGAATCTTGAATATCCTTGGTTTGCTCCAAAGATGCAAGTCTTTGAATCTGGTGCAGTTCAAGATATGTGTGGCGAAGACGTTTCATTCTGTCTTGATGCAAAAGAAGAAGGATTTAATATCTGGTGCGATCCTCGTATTAGAGTAGGACATGAGAAAACTCGTATTATCTGATGGAAAGACTTTATAACATTCTTTATAAAGGGCGTAAAATACATATGAATCTCACTACAGAAGACTGTAGTGAGATTTTACAAGAATTCTCAGAGCGTTATTTCTCGGGAGAAGACATTGATCCAAATGATTTAGAAATGGAGGAAATTTATGGCTAAAGGTGGAAGTAGTAAGATTCTTTTTGAACCAGGAGCACCGAAGAAGACTCGTCAAGGACGTTCTGCAAGAACTGTATTGAGTGCAACATCTCGTAATGGACGTAAGAAAAGGTATCGCGGGCAAGGTAAATAGTATAAAGATATAAACTCAAATGTATCATTTTGATTCAGAAGAAGAATGGAAATCAATACATTATGAAGATCTTTGGGTTTATAATAAGTTATACTTAAATACACGTTTGGGGCATCTTTGTGGACCTACAGGATGCCCTGTTCCATATCCAGGTCATTATATCGTCCGACCAAGTATTAATTTACTTGGAATGGGACGATTTTCTCGTATAGAATGGATATACAAATATACTGATTACTTACATCCAGCAGAGTTTTGGTGTGAAATTTTTAAAGGAAATCATTATAGTGTTGATTTTCAAGACAAAAAACCAAAATTAGTAGTTTTGGGGGAGAGAGATTCGCACAATCCTTTGTATAAATGGAAAAAATGGACTAAAGTAGATATTAATATTGAGTTTCCACCCATATTAAATAACTTAAAGGGAGATTATGAGTGGATTAATTGCGAATTTATTGGAAATAACCTTATAGAAGTACATTTTAGACAAAATTCAGATTTTAGGTTTGGAAATTCTGTAGCAATTCCAGTTTGGAAAGATCAAAAAATAAAAAAAATGACAGATTTTGAGTTTGTAAGTGATGAAGATTACTTAAGACAGGGATTTTATATTGATATACGGGATAGCAACCCCGTAAAAAGTTCTGATTTTCACTAATCAGGAGCAAAAATGGACCAAAAAATGCTAAGAGAGATTACAAATGACGATCTTAATCCCAAAAAACACAATTTTCAAGTCCAAAATGAATTACATTCAAAAATTCGCAATGATAATGACTATGATGACTGGGAATATGGAACAGAACCTCTTTATGAATCGCAAAAATAATGAATAAATAAGATAGATTTATAATTAAAAATGCCTCTAGAAAGGGTAAGTCAGGGATTTAAAGACATTAGTATGACTTTTCAGTCTAATCCACTGAATTCGGACCTGATTGCCCTTAAAAATGAAAGTGCAATCGCACGTTCAGTTCGTAATATTGTATTTACTCTACCGGGAGAAAAGTTTTTTAATGAAAATTTTGGATCTAGAGTAAGTAAATCATTATTTGAAAATATAGATGGTATTTCTGCTTCAATTATAAATGATGAGATAAGAACTTCCATCACAAATTATGAACCAAGAGTGAAATTAATTGATGTTCAAACAAATCCAGATTATGATAACAGTTCATTTGATGTTGTTATCATTTATAGAATTGTTGGTATAGATGTTCCGCCTCAGCAATTACAATTCGTCTTGCAACCTACTAGGTAAATGCCATTAGTAAACTTTTCAAATCTGGATTTTGACCAGATTAAAACATCAATAAAAGATTATTTAAGATCTAATTCTAATTTTACGGATTATGATTTTGAAGGATCCAATCTTTCAACAATTCTTGATGTTTTGGCGTATAATACCTATATCACTTCATATAATGCAAATATGGTTGCAAATGAAGTGTTTATTGATAGTGCCACTCTTAGAGAGAATGTAGTCGCACTAGCTAGAAATATTGGATATGTTCCAAGATCAAGGAAAGCATCAATTGCAACGATAAGTTTTTTTGTTAATACTTCAAATTTATCTGACGGTAATAGAATTGCATCATTAACTCTAAAAAAAGGAGTTGTAGCAAGTACATCAGGTAGTTTCGGAAGTCAATCATTTGTCTTTTCAATATTAGACGATATTACAGTTCCAGTTGTCGATAATATTGCAGAATTTAATGATATTAAAATATATGAAGGGGTATTGTTATCCACTAATTTCACTTATAGTTCAAATAACCCAAATCAAAGGTTTATCCTTCCAAATTCTGGAATTGATACTGAACTAATTTCCGTAAAGGTAAGAGATACTATTACAGATTCAGCCTCTATTAAGTATAGACTTCAAGATAGTGTTTTTGACATAAACAAAGAATCTAAAGTTTATTATATTCAAGAAATTGAAGATGAAAGATATGAATTAATTTTTGGAGATGGAGTATTATTTGGGAAAAAATTAGAAAATAATAATTACATTGAAATTAATTATATTACTTCGAATGGGGATGCTGCAAATGGAATATCTCAATTCACATTTGCAGGAAGATTATCATATACCAGAAATTCTATAGAATATAATGTAACCTCTGGAATATCGTTATTAACAACTGGAGTTAGTTCTCAGGGAGGGCAAAATATTGAAACCGTTGAATCAATCAAAAGATATGCTCCAAGAATTTATTCATCGCAAAATAGAGCACTATCAGCAAATGACTATGAAACTTTAATTCCAAATAAAATATATCCAGAAACGGAATCAATATCAGTATTTGGAGGAGAAGAATTAATTCCTCCACAATATGGAAAGGTTTTTATCAGTATTAAACCAAGGACAGGCGATTTTCTTCCTAATTTGATCAAAGAAAACATAAAAAGGGATTTGAAAAAATACGCAGTTGCTGGAATAGTTCCGGAAATTCTAGATTTAAAATATTTGTTTATTGAAACAGATTCAAAAATTTATTATAATACAAACCTATCCCCAAGTTCTGCATATGTTTCAAGTATTATTCAATCTAATGCAAATAAATACGCAGAATCTACAGAATTAAATAAATATGGTGCTAGATTTAAATATAGTAAATATTTAAAAATAATAGATGATAGTCATGAATCCGTGACTTCAAATATCACCAAAGTTCAGATGAGAAGAGATTTGAGAGTTGTTTTAAATACCTTTACAGAATATCAAATTGGATTTGGTAATGAGTTTCATATTAAGAGTATGGATGGATATAATATCAGGTCTTCTGCATTTAAAATAACAGATTTTCAAGATTTGGTGTATCTCTCTGATATACCGGATACAAATAGAACTACTGGTTCTATATTTTTATTTACTGTACCAAATGCTAATTCTACATCCGCAACAGTAGTGAAAAGAAATGTTGGTACAATAGATTATAAAAAAGGAATTATTACATTAAATCCAATTAATATTTTATCAGGAAAAATAAAAGATGGTCAAAGTATTGTTGAGATATCAGCAATTCCTCAATCAAATGATGTAATTGGATTACAAGATTTATATTTGCAACTAGATATTAATAATAGTATTTTTGAGATGGTTCCTGATGACATTTCATCAGGTCTTGATCCATCAGCATCTAATTATATTGTATCATCAAGCTACAGCAACGGAAATTTAGTAAGATCATAATAAAATGACAGAAAAAAGAATTCAATTTAATAATATTCTTCAAAATCAACTTCCTTCTTACGTAAAGGAAGAATTTCCTCTTGTTGCTGAATTTTTAAAACAATATTATATCTCTCAAGAATTTCAAGGTGCTCCAACAGATTTAATTCAAAATATAGACCATTATATAAAATTAAATGAAATAAAAGATAATTCAGACTCAACTACTTTGAAGTCTGATGTATCTTTTCTTGACGAAACAATAGCAGTAGAAAGCACTATTGGGTTTCCTGATTCTTATGGGTTAATTCAAATAGATGATGAAATTATCACTTATCTAAGTAAAACTGAGGATTCTTTCCTTGGATGTATAAGAGGATTTAGTGGCACATCTTCTTATAGAACTGTTGGTAGCCCTGAAGAATTGGTATTTAAATCTTCAGATTCTGTCGATCATTTATCAAAAATAACAAAATCGGATGGCACAGAAGAGTCTAATGTTGTTATTAATTTAAGTTCTCTATTCTTAAAAGAATTCTTTAATAAAATTAAATATCAGATAACTCCTGGATTTGAAAATAGAGAATTTTATGAAGGATTAGATAAGTATTTTTTCCTTAAGCAATCAAAAGATTTTTATTCGACAAGAGGAACAGACTTATCCTTTAAAATTTTGTTTAAAGCATTATATGGAGAGGATGTAAAAGTTATAAGACCTCAAGATTATCTTATTAAACCATCTGACGCCCAATATAACATCACAAATGACTTAGTAGTAGAAAGCATTTCTGGAGACCCATATGAATTATTGAACTCTACATTAAAACAAGATGAATATGGTAATATACCCAAAGGATATGCTCAAATTTCAAACGTAGAAAAAATATTTTCAACCTCAGAAAAATTATTCTATAAGTTAAGTTTTGATGCGGGATACAATAGAGATATTAGGGTTGATGGAGCTTTATATGGAACTTTTTCTGTTCACCCTAAAACAAAGTTAATAGGAGAGATATATTCTGGTTCAGATACTCTTACCGTAGATTCGACAGTAGGATTTCCACTGAAGGGAGAACTATTAGTAATTTATAATGATGGCACTGAAGGTATTATTACATATACATCAAAAAATATTAACCAGTTTTTTGGTTGCAAAAATATAGTAAAAACTATTTTAGATCAATCCGATATATGTTTGAATGTTTATGCTTATGGTCAATCAAATATAGATTCAACTAAAGATATTAAAGTCCGAATAACTTCAGTATTAAACAAGGTTAATATAGTTGATGACACTTATTATCAGGAAACTAATAATATTGGTACTATTAAAACTTTGGGAGAAAATCCTACAGATGTCATTTCTAATAATTGGTTTTTTAATATCTCAAAAAATTTTAATGTGATATCTATTGATTTAATAGATTTGAGCGATTATACTTATGAATTAGAGACTGATGTAGATCATAATTTTATTGTTGGAGATTCTATCATTATCATCTCAAATGATGGATCTGTATTAGAGTCTGTTGTTAGTAATATCATTTCAAATAAAATTTTTCAAATTAGAGGACAAGGTGAACTTAATTTAAACTCTCTTTATACTATAAAGAGAAAAATAAACAAAGTCGATTCTCAAGTTTATCCATTTTTAACTAATGAAATTGCAGATGTTCAAAATGTATATAAGGATAAAGAAA